GAAATTAGCCTCTTAAATTATTACATATCCAATTCAAAATATAGTGATGCATATATATCACAGCAAGTTTTAGAATATATTCCGATATGGGATTTTGAGGATACAAGTATTCAGGACTATTTGGATATAAATGGAGATAATATCATAGATGTTAGAGATATGACTATAATGTGGAAATATTTTAGTAATCGACTGACCCAAAAAAACTATTCTTCATATATAACCGCAAATTCAAATAGAAAAACATTAAATATAGCCCTCGATTATTTGGATGGATTGACGGGTAGAGGCTCGATTCCGGTAATTAACCCTGAGTTTTTTAATTATAGAGATAATATATCACAAGACCCTACCGGCTCATATTTGGCTCCATACGTCAGTTCAGTTGGATTATATGATAAAAATTTAGAGTTGGTGGCAGTTGCTAAGTTGGGAACACCCATAAAAATAGATGGTCAATTACCAATTAATTTCTGTATAAAATTAGATTTTTAATTATACTCATCTATATTTATATATAACAAATAAAATATTATGCCAACACCTACCCCAAGACCCAGCGAAACTATTAATTTAGAAACTCGTTATAAACAACAGCGAGAAGGCGGTGCATTTGATGCAAAACAAGCCGGAACATCCACGATTACGCCGAGCATGAAGTCCAAATTATACAACAAATCAACGAAATATGACATCGACCAATTGCAAGGTCAGTCCGATTTTAAGGGAGTTGATGGTGGTTCTTATAATGAAATTTCCAATTTTGCAACGGGAATTGATGTAACCCCATATAAGAAATAATCCAATACATGAAATTAAACTCCCAGATTGGGAGTTTTTTCTTTTTAAATACTAGTTATATGATATGACAGATATGGGACATTGGGTTACAACAATTGAAATGCCAGATGATGCTATCGGGTTTATATATAAAATTCATAATAAAATAAGTGGTCGGAAATATATCGGTCGAAAATTGACGGTATTTAAGACCTGTAAAAAAGCACTGAAGGGGAACAAGAACAAACGGCGGGGAACTCGTGAAAGCGATTGGAAAATATATTGTGGGTCTTGTGTAGAATTACAAGATGATATTGTGAAACTTGGCAAAGAAAATTTTATGTTTGAAATACTTCAGTGGTGCAATTCTAAATTAACTCTGAATTATGCCGAGGTAAAGGCCATCATAGATGCGAATGCAATATTCGATGGGAATTATTATAACAAATACGTCGGCTGTAGATTAGTCAACAAAAACAAATAATATGATGATACCAACAACTATAACATGTGACCGCTGTAAATCGATAGTGGATGGATTTCTAAACAATTCAATTAAAAGCATTGTAGTAACTTCTGGCTATTATGTAGTCGACAAGGGGTATTGGAAAAATTATGGGAATGTGGGCGAAGTAAATGTATGTGACAATTGTATGTTTATTGACCCACGGTATATCAAATCATATGGCAAATTAGAAGTTAAAAAAAGTTGATATTTATTGCCCTTTGAGATATTATGGGGACAAATGTTGGTAAAATCAGATATTATATTAGTGCTGGCCGAAGCGTTTCGCCAACCAGCAACTTTGCGAAAGGGAGCCACTCAATTGTTATTTGAGTGTCCATTCTGTAATAGACATGACGGGTTTAAAAAATTAGAAATATGCATCGAAGGGGAAAGATTTGGATATTGTCATTGTTGGAGATGTAATTTTAAAACTCGATTTTTTGGTTCGTTGTTAAAAAAATTAAATGCTCCAAAACATTTACGAGACCGAATGTTCGAACTTTCGGGAGAAATTAAAAAAGTAAGAGCATATGCTCGAAAACCAACCCATTCCAATCTTCAATTGCCCGATGAATTTATCTCGCTATCAACTACTTCAGCCGATACGGAATATAGGAATGCAATTTCATATTTAAAAAGACGGGGTGTGGAACATGATGATATATTGAGGTATAATATAGGATATTGTTCGGATGGGAAATTTACTCAACACATCATAGTTCCATCATATGATAGTGACAATAAACTGAATTTCTTCATTGGTCGAAAGTATTATGACGACGACTCTCCATATCGTTATCGAAAGCCAGATTGTGATATGGATATCGTTGGGTTTGAAAACTTATTAAATTACAATTGCGATGTTAATTTATGTGAGGGAGTTTTTGATGCTTTTGCAATTAGAAACAATGCCATTCCTTTATTCGGAAAATATCCATCTAAAAAATTACAAGAAAAGATAATAACGAACGGAGTGAAGCGAGTTAATATGATATTGGATGACGATGCCGAGACCGACGCAATTAAAAATTGTGAGTTACTGATGAAGTATGGGGTCGACATACATCTTGTAAAATTACAAGGTAAAGACCCTTCCAAATTAGGATTTAAGAAAGTTCACGAATTAATCAGAAATTCATTTCCATTTGAGTGGAAGACTCTAATACAGTATAAATTAAGCAAATTATGATTACTAAATTTGTATTATGTTGGTTATTGATATCGGTTTCATTTGAATGTTTTGGTGATTATTTTGAGCCGACATTAAATTTGGTAATAGAGTGGGATGAGCCTAAACATTATATAAATAATAAAATTCTTAGAGATAAAGATATAAATAGACAATCCGATATTATAAACCATTTACAGTGTGGGTTTATACGAATTAAAGAACGTGAATTTGACGAACAATTGACAATACAAAAAATAAATGAATATATTAAAAACAAATCAAACTAACATTAAGTATGTAATCCATATGGGGGACATACATTGTAGGAATAATTCACGAATAGACGAATTTAAAATTGTATTTAATAATTTCTTTGACAGTATTAAGCATCTACCTAAAGATGAAACTATTATCGTTAATTGTGGCGATACTTTCCATCAAAAAACATCAATGGAGCCGGAAGGTTTGCAATTAGTAAAAGATTTATTTGTTGGATGCTCCGATTTATTTCCTACGATTATTATTCCCGGCAATCACGATGGAAATGTAGCTTCCAAAACTAGAATGGATGCTGTTACTCCTGTAATAGAATTATTAAATAGAAATAATATTTATTACTTGAAAGAATCGGGGCTATATGGATATGCTAACATATTGTTTAATCATATGTCAGTATTCGATGAGCCTGAGAAGTATATTTTGGGGAAAGATATACCATCAGTATATAGAAATAAATATGAGAGAATTATAGGACTATTCCACGGAGCAGTTGACCAGTCAATGTCGGATACTGGCCACACTCTAGAAAATCCTAAAATAATGCTGCCACTATTTGATAACCACCATATTTTTATGCTCAGTGATATTCATTTAGCCCAAAATTTACAAGAATATGATTATCAATACGATAAGCCAATAGTTCGGTATTGTGGAAGTTTTTTACAGCAAAATCACGGTGAGTCGTCGGACAAGGGTTATTCTCTATGGGATTTATCCGACATGTCGTATACCCATCATAATTTAAAAAATGATTTTGGATTTTATACGATTGGAATTGACCATGGAAATTTGGTCACTGATATATCACACATGCCAAAAAATGTAAGGTTGAGAGTTATATGTAAAGAAACAATTCCATCCGAAGTAAAACATATAATTTCAAAGTTAAAAGAGACTCATACTATAATAGAGAGTTCTTTCATCCGAGAGACGGCTGATGTGGCTACGACAAATAAGGTCGTATCAGATATAAATTTAAAAAATATATTTAATGTGGGATATCAATCGGAATTGATTCGAAAACATTTATTAGAAATAACGCCTGATATATCGGTTGATAGACTGGATAAGGTCTTATATATCAATCAAATCATAAATAAAGAATTGGGACTCTCAGACCAATCTAGAACGTCGAGATATAAATTAATTAAGATGGAATGGGAGAACATGTTTAGTTATGGCGAAGATAACTGGATAGATTTTACAAACGTCAATGGATTGTATGGGATATTTGGAAAGAATAGAACTGGAAAATCATCTATATTCTCATGTATATTATTTTGCTTGTTTGATAAGTGTTCGATGGCATCAAAAGGGGAAGATATAATCAACGAGCAAAAATCATCATTTAAATGTAAGTTGGAATTTGAAATTGACGGAGTTCATTATTTCATAGAACGAAAAGGAACCGCCGGACGGACTGGGACCGTAAAAGTGGATGTTCGATTTTGGAAATTGGAAA